GACGGCATGGGCGGCCACGGGGGCGGCGAGGAGGCCGAGAGCGGCGGGCGTACCCGTCAAACCGCCGCCCACACCGACGGCGCGATAAAAGCCCCCGAAACCGACGGTTTCGAAGATGTCGATGTTGCGCAGATAGCCGCGCTTTGCGTCGGTCGACACGTTCTGCGAATTGAGAAACGTGCAGGGGAACACCTCTTTGTATTCGGAGCTGTCGATCGTGCGCTGTATGGAACGCGAAAAACCTTGTGCAAGGCTTGCCGCATAGGACGTGCCGACGATTTTTAGGTTCGGATTGTAGCCCAAAGCCCAGGCGGGGAACTTGCGAGAGACAATTTCCGATTTCCCGTGCTGAGGTGGGACGAAGACCATAAGCCGCCCAGTTTTGAGTTTTCCGAGCAGGAGGTCTTGGCATTTCTCGGCAATGAGTGTGTGAAACCATTGTCGCGAGTAGTTCGGATCGGTGTAGTCGAGGAAATGGGGGAAAGACAGCACAGCCTTTCGCCGACCAAGTTCGCGCGCGACGTAAAAGGCTCTTACTGCAGGTTCGGCTTGATGGACTTTGTAGTCCCTATCTACTTTGTAGAATATTCCGTCCCCCATTTATTACATTAGTCTTAAGGCCTTGAGTTCGGCTTCGAGTTCCTCTGTGGTCATTTCGCACGGCGGGCGATGCACAGTGACTTCGCTTTTGACTTGTCGCGCTTCGGGGGCGTACAAGCCGAGGAGTTTTCGGCGTTCGATGAGTTGCTGTCGAATTTCGGCGATGTAGGCAGGGTTTCCGAGTCCTCCGACTTTGGTACGGCTTTCGGATACGGCGTCGGTTTCGATGCCTGCGTTTCCTTTTCCTTTGATTCGTCCGCTTCGTGTGGTGGTGGTCTTTTGTGTTTCTGTTTTCGACTTGTCCCACTGTTCCCAGAGTTCGGCCGTGGTGTCGTCGATGCGTTCGAGTTCGAGTTGCAGTGCTTGGTCGATGTTTTCGATACGGCTTTCTCTCCACTCTTTGAGCAGCGTCTGCACGTCGTTGTATGTAGTCGATACGGCGAGCTTCGGAATGTTGAGTCGTCGTTTCACCTCTTCTGTGATCTTTCGCAGGCTGTACCCGCGTTTATAGAGTTCGGACACGATTTCGAGCCGTGCTTGTCTGATCTGCTGCTTTCTTCGGTCTTGTGGCGCACTCATAGTCGTGATTTATAGTTTCGTGTTGTTAGGGGATTAGTCGTCGCCTTCGACGGCGGTTGTTTGTGCAATAAGGTCGTCCAAAGCATACGGGGAAAGACAAGAATCGACTCGACGAGCTTGTCTAATTTCGCGTCGGAAATCACGCGAGGGTTCGCAGTGTTCTCGCTCAACTGCGAGAGCGGCATTTCTGTTAGTTCCATAGTTTTTGTGTCTATGTACAAAGGTACAAACTTTATTTCGAACAAGCACCCCGAAATTCCCCGATGGTCGCGTCTAATTTTGCTATGAAAGGGGAAAGGAAATCAACGCCTTCGAGGAAAGACACTTCGCGGGTGAATAGGAGCTGGTGCCGAACATTCGAAATCACCGCCTGCTCGGCCTCACGTTCCAAGGCGTGAGGATCTATCGGAGGGGCGGCGGGAGGTTCGGGCTGCAAGAGTCCCGAAAGTACAAAATCGTTTGCGGCGATCTCCTCGCGCGTCAACGTCATTTCCCGCTCTTGCTCGAGGTCTTCAAAGACGATGCCCGTAATGCCGCGGGCTGTGCGGTCTTTGCGAAGCACGAGCAAGACGGTCGGGATCTTCGTGTCGACGAAATAGCCACCGGGAATATTCACCACGCGGTCGATCACGTTCTGTTCCACCAACCATCGGCGAATCTTTCCCTCGGCGTTGCCGCGATAAAGGACACCCGGAGCATTGAGCACCACCGCCACGCCGTCGTCTTTCAGATAGTGGAGAATGTGTAGGAGAAACGCATAGTCGGCCTTCGATTTCGGAGCGAGTGCCGGAGCGGACGAGAAACGTTCGTCGTCTCTTTGCTGCTCCCATTTCACCGAAAAGGGCGGGTTGGCGATAATACATTCGAATTTCCGCCCGACGAACGCGGGCGATTGCAGTGTGTCACCGCAAACGCCCTCAAAATTCGCAAGGCGCAAACGGGCGACTGCCAGTTGTTGTTCGTCGAGTTCCTGCGCGTATTTCCGCACCTCATCGCCGAACACGGCAAGCAAAGCGCCGTCCCCGCAAGTGGGATCGTACACTTCGCCGACCGTGTCGCAGATGTAGGATTTCATAATTCGTGCGAGCCGCTCGTCGGTGTAGAAAACGCCCTTTTCTCGGAACGTCTGCCGAATACTTTTCAGATTGTGCGCCATCAAACGGAAATTTCAGCCTTGAGGTGCGGGTGCGGGTTGTAGCCTTCGAGCGTGATGTCTTCGAATCGAAAGGCAAAGAGGTCGCGCACTTCGGGGTTGAGTCGCAACGTGGGGCGAAAACGCGGTGTGCGGTGGCGCTGTAAGTTCGCCTGCTCGATGTGATTGTTGTATAGGTGTGCGTCGCCGAGTGAAATTACAAGATCTCCGACTTCGAGACCGCAAACCTGCGCCACCATGTGCGTGAGGAGCGCGTAGGAGGCGATATTGAAAGGCAAACCGAGGAACACGTCGGCACTTCGCTGGTAGAGTTGCAACGAGAGACGGCCTTCCGATACGTAGAACTGAAAAAGGAGGTGGCACGGAGGGAGCGCCATACGGTCGAGCGCTTCGACATTCCACGCGCTGACAACGAGGCGACGGCTGTCGGGGTTCGTCTTGATTTCGCGCTCAACGCGGTCGAGTTGGTCAATGTGCCCACCGTATGAAGTAGGCCACTTGCGCCACTGATAGCCGTAAATTTCGCCGAGTCTCCCGTACTCGTCCGCCCATTCGTCCCAAATGTGCACGCCGTGCTCGTTTAGGTAGCTGATATTCGTGTCTCCGCGAAGGAACCACAGCAACTCGTAGACAATGCTTTTGAAATGTAGCTTCTTTGTGGTGAGCAATGGGAATCCGTTTGCGAGATTGAACCGCATTTGGTAGCCGAATACGGAGCGAGTGCCCGTGCCGGTGCGATCATTTTTCTGCACCCCGTTTGCTATGATGTGGTCGAGTAGGTCAATGTATTGTTTCATGTAACCGTGATGTAACTGTGAGAGCCCCCGCGGATCCGAACTTGCCGCATTCGCGGGGCTCCTCTGTGTGATTTCTATGTAGCTGCGTTGTAACTGCGGAGTTACAGAAAGAATCCTTTTCTGCCGAGATCATCGATGGATTGGCGGTCTGCGAGTGTATCGAGACAGAATTCCATTAAGTCTTTGAGGCTAAAGCCGAGGTAACTCGCCAATACAGAGGTTGTCATCAACACGTCACAGAGATTGTACGTTACATTGCGGAGCACCGGACGGCCGAACTCTAAGTGCGCGATACGGAGGTCTTTGTCACGAAATGACAAATCGTTGTGTTTACCGGCATTGGAAAAGGCATGAGCGATATTACCCGCGGCGGAGATAAGCCCAAAAGAAAGATTTACAAAGTTGTACTCCTCAGACTCTTTGAAGCTTCTAAGGGATAGTCGTTGAAATTCTTCTGCTGTCATAGTTTTAATGTTTGAGTGATTCGTCTTCTAGTTATCGCTTATCGCCGTCCCCGATAATCACGCCGCGGTTTTGTCGGTCGGCGAGTTTGTCGAGATTGCGGCGCATCACTTCTTCAAGACTAAAGCCGAGGCGGCGCGCCAACATTGCAACGAACCAAAGCACGTCGCCAAGTTCGTCCACGATGTTGTCCCTGAATTGGAAACAGTTCCCGCGGACAAAGAAAATCTCGTTGTTGTCGATTTCGATTTCGTCGCGGCGCACGGCCTTTGCGATCTTGTCCGCCACTTCGCCCGCCTCAGCCATCAAACCAAAACTAAGATAGACGATGTTCTCTGCCGCGTGGCCGGCAATGGTGCGGTGGGCTTGTTGTTCGTATTCTGTTGCTGTCATTGTTTTGAAATTAGTTTGTATTCGAAATGGGGCTCAAAGTACACGGGGATTTGAAGGACGCCGGCAACGTAGAAAGCCGCTGTTTCTTCATCGTATCGTACGATGCCGCGGCGTGTCTCCTCGTTGTTCATATCGTAGTAGCACACCTCGTCGCCGGTGTAGATCTCTTCGCCGTCCACCGTTTTCACGTTGATGTATTGCGCGACCGAATCGGGGTGCACTTCAATGCAGCGCGGTGATGCGTCGGCGTGGCGCGTGTCGGGTTGAACGATGTAGGAGGCGGTGGCGTACTGCAACACGCCGCCGTAAACGATTGGGCCGTCTGCAATGGAGCGGCCGCGGAATTTAATTACTTGCATAGGGATGTTTTTACGATTCTGTCTCTTTGAAGGCTTCGGCCTTCTTCTTGTATTCATTAAAAAGACGAGGATTGTCGTGGATGTTGCCAATAACTACACCTTCTCCTTCAGCAAACAAGTTTCCCAAGAAGTCAACGAAGGAATATTTTGACCTGTACTGCACCTGTCCAGACCAACGAAGACGAAAGGATAAGGAGTTTATATCCCAAACCGCCATGCAAATGCTGGGGTAAACTCCAAAGAGTCGACACTCAATTATATCCCCTTCCCAGACTTCGTGAGCACCATCGCTCGATTTCCAAATGAGCTGTCCTATGGTTTCGGAGATAATCTCGATCTCCTCGCTACATGTGTTAATAGTGTATTGTTCATAGCACTCCGTCGTCTCGGGAACAGGACTCTCTTCTTTGTAATGGCATAAATTGCCATAGCGCCAATTCCCGTGGTAGTCACGACCTCTAAACAAAATATCTCTCATTTCTATTGAAGACTACTTGATGTTGAACGGAAAGAACCAAGCGCGGATGCGTTGCCAAAAGTTCGCGGGCTTCTGCGCCGCCGTGTCTTCCCAAGTGAGGGAAATGTGCGCATCGGGTTCCGTGGCGCGGAGTTGAGAGGCGAGACACAAGCGCACGCCGCTCGTTACAATTTCGGTGAGATGCTCATCGCAACCAAATACGGCTGTCTGCACGCCGTGTTCGGGCGAATAGGTGAAGAGTGCCACGGCGCGCTCGGCGCTTTGGGCTCGTTTCCACTTGCGGGCGAGGTCGTGCAAGCGTTCGGTGGTGAGGTGCCGGGCGTTTTTCGGGGGCGTCGGCGCCGTTTTCGGGTTTTTCTTTTTGTGTGTCATGCTTTTTGTTGGAGATTATCGCGCTGAAAACAGCGCATTGCTTATTTATTTCGCCGCTGACAGCGTTTGCTGCTTGCTTTGATAACTTATTCATGTGCGCCTTGAAAAGCGCGGTGTGCGTCAAATTCGCGAGGATGCGCCGCAAGATACGCACGAGCGGCGTCTTCATCACCGGCAAAACGCTCGGCGGCCAACTTCGCCAGGAGCGATTTATAGGTGCTGTAGTCCACGGCGTGCAGCTTTCGCCGCTCTTCCTCCGCTCGCCGTTGCTGTTCTTCGCGTTGTCGTTCGTATCGGTCAAGCTCCCGGCGGCGGTCTTCGAGGAATTGGCGTATCCGCGCCGTGATGTTCTCGCCGCGCACGCTGTTGTATCCCACAATTCCGTAGATGCCGGCGGCAAGGCGCGAGAAGAAGAGCATGACCTCGGCGAGGTTAAGCGAGGAGTAAGCTGAATAAATCACGAGTGCGAGGTTTTGAATATCGTCCGTGCTAAGTTGGTCGGCCGTCGAAAGCGTCTTTACATACTCGTGAAGCTGTTTGCAGAGCCACGCCACGACAAACTCGTCGCCACATTCGCGGCCTACACGCTTCAATGTCGGTGCGTTTCCCATATAGCATTGCAACGGCCTCGCTGCGAACAGCGTCTGAACGTAGGAGGGGTATTTTTCCGTGATGTATTCGCGCGCTTTAGTCGTTGCCGTAGGTAAGGCGGTCGAGCATGTCGTCGAAATATTCGCCGCGTGCGCGTTGCCGTTCCCTATTATCGTCGACAGATTTTGCGGTTGTGCCATGCTGTGAAGTTGTTATGAGGTTTGTAGATTTCGGTACGGCGTTTGCCCTCGTGTCTTCCAAGACGCGCAGGAAGTTCGACGGACGAAACAACCAGTCGAAATCGGCTACCCACCCACGAGCGCCGCCGCCGCTGTAGGAACTAAGCTCTGCGGCGTTCTGCAC